GCCGTCATGGTCAAGCGATGAGTCAAACGTTTCATCGAGTAACAAAAGATTAGTAGATACACTGTTCTTCATCTTTGCCACTTGGCGCCACGTGAAGAGAAGTGCTAAGTCAATCCTTTGCTTCTCGCCTTCACTAAAAGAATCATAACTAAATTCATCTCTGTGTCGAGATCTTATTACTTCTTGAAATGATTCATCCAAATGAAAGTGTACAAAAAAGTCTAAGATTTGTAGGTATTGGTTGACTAGTTTATTCATTACTGGTAGGTACTGTTTAATAATCTTAGTCTTAATACCTGTGTCTTTTAACATTTCAATAATGACAGAATTATAATTTAAATCATCAGAAAGTTTTAATTTTTCTTCTAGCTCATTACTTCTATCATCTTCAAATTTTTGTAGATCGGTACGAGCCTCAGTAAGATCCGTACCGATTTCTTTTTCTATGTGCGATCGATAATCAGATATGGTCGCTTGCAGTTTCGAAATCTCTTTGGTGTTGGCAGTGAGTTTATGTACCCGATCTCGAAGCGTTGAAAGTAAGCCAGTCTGTTGCTCAATCTCCGATTCCACTCCTTGGCCTTCCGTTCCGATTTGCTTAATCTCTGCCTTCCGCCGATCCCTATCTTCTTGTGTCGATAATAGAATCGCATGTTTATGGCCGTCTGAAATGGCTTGGTCGCACACGGGACACGACTCATTCTCTTCGAAAAAGGTGATCCGCTTCTCGAGGTCGCGGATAGCCGATTGCCGATCTTGACCTCGGAGGAGTAAACTCTGTTTCCTATCCTGTAAAGATCGTAACCTTTCATCGGCTTCTGATACAGATTCATCGAGTCCGAGGCTAAGCTCACTATTCTCAGCCTGTAGTTCATCGATGACACTCTGCGATGCTTGTATCCTAGATTCATAGTCCTTTCGATTCTCTTCAGTTAGTGCTGCGATATCGCGAATATACTTCTTTTGAGATTCAATTTTAGTTTTCACAATATCTATGTTGTAGTCTATCTGTTTGAGTTTATCTTTTAACTGTACATTTTTTTCTTTCAATATAATGTTCATCTTCGAAAAGACGTTGATGTCGAGAAGATCTTCAATGACCTCCCTACGAATATGTGAAGGTAGTTGCATGAAAGGTATAAAAGAGGAGCTACCCAATACAACTACCTGGTGAAACGACTTATGATTAAGTTTTAGTATGTTCTGTTCGAGAATCCTTTGGTATTCACGTGAATGAGATGATTGGTTAAGCATAGTGCCGTTCTTCCAAATCTCAAATACGTTAGGTTTGATTCCTCTCGATACTTTAAACTCGTTTCCACTTAAACTAAATTCTATTTCTACTAAGCAGCCTTTATTATTAATCGAGTTAATAAGTTGTGTCTTATTAATATTACGATGAGCTTTGCCAAATAAAGCGAATGACAAAGCATCTAACATAGTTGATTTACCCGCGCCGTTTTGACCGACAACAAGCGTTGACTTCTTTTTGTCAAGTTCTATTTCAGTAAAGTTATTTCCAGACGATAGAAAATTCTTATACCGAAGAGTCTTAAATTTTATCATGCAAATTCCAAAGTTTGTGCTTCAATCATAAGTTCGCGCACTTGTACTTTAATCTTATCTTTATTTAAATCTGTATCTACCGCATCGATATATGAGTCAACTATTTCTTGTGTATCGTCAAAATTAATTTTCTCATCTTCAATATTTTCACCGGCAAACTCTTGAAAGTTTTCTGCTATCTTCAGTTCGTATATATCTTGTGACTGTAACCTGTCAATAAAACGATCGAACGTAAACGTATCAGCTTTATTTACTACCACGACTTTTACGAGCTTACCGTCTAAGTTTGATATGTTATAGTTATTATAATCCATTTTGTCGTCATTGTACACTATTTTTTCAAACAAAGTGTTATTATTTCTAATTTTTTCTATCTGTCTTGTTTCAGTGTCAATAACGTGAAAATACTTTGGATCGTGGGCGTCTGACCAGAAGAACTCCATCTGTGACCCTAGATACCAGATGTTATCTCTACGTGAGGCTACGTGATAATGACCCGATAAAACTAGCTCGAATCGAGAAAAAAGTTTTGGATCCATGCCGTGTTTGCTTGTCATACCACGCATTACTTCAAACCCGTTGAGTTCTAAATGTGAGCCAAGCCAGTCAGCTTTACAGTCTGCTATAAACTTCATAGAGTCATCGTAATTTTCTTGATTAATCCACGGTAACATAGCGATCTTTAGTGACCCATACTCCATGACTCTTGGCTCCATGATGATATGAATCTCATTCATAAAGTGACCAAGACATTCTTTTAACGAGTTAAGATCGTTTGTGTTCTTATAATATGTATCGTGGTTACCAGGAATAATATCCATCTTCATACCATTTTCGCGTAATGGGTTAAGAAAATGTTGCCTGTTATGATTTAATGCTTTAAAGTTTACAAACTTCCTGTGGTCATAATAGTCGCCCAAGTGTATGATTTGCTCGATCCCGTTTTCTTTACAGTAAGGAAAGAAGACCTCTGAGTAAAATACCCTGGCATTTTCGAGGAAGATCTCGGAAGAGTTACGTATACCGCAATGTGTGTCATTTAATACTGCTACCTTCAATTAATTAGACTCCAAACACAATAGATAAAGAATGCAAAGATAGTACCTAATACGCAAGTAATCATAAACATTTCAATATCGTCCTTACTTTTAAGGAACTCAATAATTTTTTTCATGTTAAAAACTCTGATAAATCAGAATCAGCACTTTTTGACTTGCGCCTCTTCTTTTCTTTTATCACTTCCTCTTTAATAATATTATCTGTGAATCTTACTTTTTCAATGCGATCTCTAAGTGTATCGACAAAGGCACCAACAACTTGTTGAGACATTTCATCGCCGTGTTCATTTACCATAAAGTTTTCAATGCCCGACTTTGTCAAATATTTTAATTTAATGTCTTGCTGTTTCTTCTCTTTGGCAATACGCCTTAAGAAAGCGTACCATGTAATCTGTGTAAAGTACGCAAAAGCGTTTGGCTTGCCGGTTCTGGTAGCTGCTTCTAAGTTATAGTTCTCAATAGCCTTCAAACAATTTTCTACTGCGTCCATTACCATTTCTTCGCGATATGTGTAGCGAATAAAATTAGATTTGTGAGACAAACCCTCAGCTATTCGTAGAAAACAGCTGGCAATATAATCAGGTACAATTGGAAGAGTTTCTTCTTGCTTCTTGGCTTCTTGAACTAGTGTAACATACTCAACTACTGCTTGAGAGAATTCAGCGTTATTGACATAGTGAATACTTTTTCGTTGTGTGCGCGCCATGTCGCCTCCTTCATTATATAGTTATTATATACTAGTGAGCTATATTTGTAAATAGATTATTTTAGTTTTGAATGTAAAAAATAATGGTGTACTTTTTCGTACGTTGTGGTATAATAAATTAAGATTCTTTCCGGAGGGTGGATACCTCGTCCTTAGTCATATATTGCCACTCATCAGTATGTCCTACAGACCACTTAGGTTCTGTTTCTACACGATAGTTCTGCGTACATACTTTAAAATCCGGACGTTTTAATTTATCAGGCGTTAAACTTGAATCACGCCATATGACTCTGTTATTAGGTTGAGCTGCAAATTGTCCATTATCCAATTGTATTACGTTAAAGCTTTTATGTTCTGGGTCGTGTTCAGAAAAGTTTATATCTATTGTCGATCTATCCCGATGTGCGTTATCAATAGTAAACATATACTCACCCGCGTGCATGTTCTTGTCTTTGCCGAAAAACTCACACCGACTTAGCAAAGGTTTTTCAACTACAGTAAGGTCGTAATCAAAGCAATCCCACAGCTGAAGAACATCAAGAGGTAGATCACCATGATCTGTTTTCCAAACGAAAGCCGACAGAGGTAGTTTGTCATACAATGCTCCATATTCTGTGAGAAGCGTTTCAAAGTATAACGCTTTATATTGTGTTGATTTTACCGAGATCCAAATGCCAGGTGTGTATTCTCCGTGACCGCGTTCTAGATCATAGAGATATTCTTTTCTCACTAATACATTTTCTGGTGGCAGTGGATGTACTAAGAAGCTCAATGGTATGTCCCTCTCGGTTTGAATTTAATAATGTTAGACATTTGTGAATCTGATTTATCTAATTCAGTTTCTTCAATTTCAGATAATTTTAAAGCTAGAAACTCGTCCATTTCTTCTTCTGTAAGTTCTTTTAACTTAGCTTGAACTTCAGATAGTGATACACTTGTGGACTTACGTATCTTGTTAAATTTATCAGCGTCTGCAAGCGCGCTAGCGTAGTGTGTCATGACAACTTCTGAGGGTGTAGACTCACTTACTATATGAACAGAGTTGAGAGCTATCAAATCTGTAGTATCATCTTGAAAAGTAACGTATGGTTTAAACGTATAATAGCGTGTGTTTTCTTCGAGATCATCAGTAGTTACAATTTTCATAGCGCGTCTTATAATAACGTCTGTGATACCTTCGTCTGCATCATTAGTTTCGACTAACTCACATATAAGTTCTTCTCCACTAGTAAGCTTAAATTGTTTATACATAGCTTTCATGATTTTAACTCCAGTTCTACGGTTTTGTACTCAAACTGTTCTTTTTGATATATCTTTAATCGTTCAAATGAATGTAGTAAAGAATAATTTTTACGCGTTTTCCAACTTATATCGTCAGATATATCATATAGTGTAGTAGCTTTTCCATCGTCTGTTTTACGTAACCCTCTACCGATACTCTGTAACACTCTTATCTGTGACTTACTTGGTGAAGCAAAGATAATGTTATGAAGGTTCCTAATATTTATACCTGTTGAAAAGGTTCCAAGTGACGCAACGATGATAGCATCTTTTTGTTTTTCTACGATAGCACGTATCGCTTCTCTATCACTAGTTGCTGTTCCACCCGATACAAAAAATACCTTTCTGTTCTCATCTACTTTACTATCTATTAAATCGTAAAGTGGCTTACCGTGCTTTTCAACGTAGTTATAAAGTATTAGTGTGTTGCCTTTAAGATCTACGGCCAGATTTCGTATGAATCTATTTCTCTTGTCATTGGATACAATGAAGTCGATTTCATCCGGATATGGTTGTTTACCAAACTCCTTACGTATTTTTTCTGAGTACTTAAGTACGATTCGTTTAATGGTAAGGCTGGCGAGAGTATTGTTATCTTGTAAGGTTTTTGTTGTGGTAACGCGGTATATCTTACCGAATAGACCTTGGAGTACGAGTTCATGTGTTTGGGCCCCGTCGAGTGTGCCAGTCGTACCGAATCTGTATTCAGCTTCACTGGCTTTGTTCATGATTGACATAAGTGATTTAGATTTAAAACCGTGACACTCATCACCTATCACCATACCAAACTGTGAGTACCAGTCACGCGGTAGTTTATATATCGACTGCCATGTACTAATGCATATCGCAGCTTCGAACTTTTTATCTTTACCGGAATATATTCTGTGCATGGCGCGTTCTCCACAGCCATACTTTATAAAGTCCGTATACATTTGTTCTACGAGTGAGGTAGTAGGTACGATGATCAAAGCTCTGCCGCTCTGTGGATAGCGATACCCTGTGGTAAGCCTTTCTAACCAATAACGCACTAAAGCGTATATGATAAGAGATTTACCAGATCCTGTTGGTGATAAGAGTATGCCTCTTTTTCTATGGATTCCCGTAGAAACTGCATCAAATTGGTAATCACGTATATCAAACGGTAGTTTTAATCCTTTAATATATTCATAGAGATCTTTTACATCGACCTTATTATAGTCATCAGGTTTACCGTACTTAGAATCATCTACTTCTATCTCATAAGCACGCTGTTCAGCAAACTGTAGAAGATGCTCGTATAGACCGGCCGGTAGTTCACCAGACATTACAGTGAATAAACGAATCTTTCCATCCCACATACGATTTCTATACGCAGGCATGAATTTATATCCGGGCACATAAAAACTAAAAAACTCATTGAGCTCTTGAGCTGTACCACTTTCGCACGTTATGTGCAGGTTTGCATGATTTAGTTTCCGGACTCGAATTGTTTCCATTTTATAATATTTGATATTGTCTGATGTCGCCAGTTAATATTGTTTACAATCTCTGTTAATGTATCTATAACTGTCTTAAAGTACTGAATCTTTTCTTCAGACTTTTGGATTTCAGGGTCAGCATCATAATAATATTCCATCTCGCCTTTCAATACTTTGAGCCCATTGAAAGGATCCGGGTCCCAACCTTTTTCAACTATCTCATCGTGCGACATCTTACCATTGTACCAAAGCCACTTATCTTTTAACAATTGTTTCTGTGCAAACTCTGCACGCTTCAACTGTAACTTATAAGTTGATAAGAGTTCTAGGTATTTAGCATGTAAGATTGGCTGGTCCCGCGAAGACTTGTCAAGTTCGTTTGAGTTTATTTCACAGTCTTTTGACCACATTTCGTGTATAGTTTTCAAATCAATCATACTATAATTATACCACAGTTATTTACAAAAGTAAACTAAATTATGCTAGGTCTCCAAATACTGCATGTTTTTTACCAAGATCATCTTCTGAATTTGCAGCATGATCATGCGTTTTTACACCATGTGTTGATGTGCTTCTTGACAATATTTGATGCATAACAACAACAGTGTTATGATATGTACCAGCAACCAAACAACCTATTTCAAAAAAATTATTTGTATATGCCATCGTTTGGTCACCAACAGCATTGTCAGTTACACTACTGTGATTTAAACTAATTCTAATTGCAGGCGTTGCTTCACCTTCAGTTGCTATAAAAGCCTTGGCTTGTTGTCCAAACCTTGCCATATCTCTTGCTTTTGATTCTGCCATTACACTAACTCAAAATAGTTGAATCGAAACGATGCAGTAAATGTAATAAACTCTTGGCCACTCGACGTAGATTCAAAGTTTATATCACCTAGTGAAGTAGGTACACAATCTATATATCTGACTTGCTTCGTTTGATTGTTGTGACTTGAAAGTATGGATAACGTAATATCAGCATAGTTAGGTTGTGTTGTATTACCTACTGCTTGATTATCAAGCATGTTTGTTTCCAATAACCTACGTATCCAGTTAAACATTTCTGTGTATGATTCTAGATTTTCATCTAGTAATATGTTTGTTGACAGTTCGTTGAATGTTAGAGTATCACCCGGAAACGGCAAGCCCGCGAGTCTACGCACTGGTAGTTCCACAGGATTCATAATCATACCGGGGTGTGTAACATTCTGACAGAAAAACTCAAGGTTAGGATAGTTACGTCTGTCTATAACGAGCTTAAAGCTCGTTGGTTGCATATAGTTAAAATTTTCTGTAAGTTCCGCCATACATCTATTTATACAAGTTTAGATTAAAAAAGAGGGACCCGAAGGCCCCTCTAGTCTAACCACGTTATTTTTTATTATGATCCAAGAATATCGTCTACGCGGAAGATACGATAGTATTGGTTGGTCTTGATCGCTGCCAAGCCGTCTGCTGGAGATGATCCAACGAATGGGTTTGAAGCCAAGCCGTAGCGAGTCTTAAATCCAATCTTCGGCTGGAATGTATCCTCACCCACTGCACGAACCATTGTTAGTGGTACGTATGGGCAATAGAAGAGACCTGCGTCATATGGGTTAGTACCCTTATAACCGACTGTGATGTAGTCAGCTACTGCATACGGATCGATGTAGACCCGTGTGCGTCCGTTAAGGACACCAGCAAAGGTGTTTCCTGTATCGTCAACGTTCAAGTTTGTTGACATTGCAGGTGAGTAATCGAGCATGCCAGAGGCTGACAAGGATGATGCAACATCTGATGAACAGATGATGAAGTTACCTTTACCCCGACGTGTTTCTTTTGCGATTACGTTACACTCACGCTCGATCTGTACGATCAGACCTTTAAACTTCTCAACTGACCAACGGCCGTCTGCGTCTGTTTGGACGTTGAAGACACCGTTAAGAGCAGTGTTTGTTTGAAGTGCACCAGTCTTAGCTTGTGAGTTAATTGTACGAACAACTTCACGGTTGATTTCAGCCATGATCTCAGTTGACAAGATGTTTGCCAACTCAGTCTCAGCATCCAGGCCATGAATGGCTTTCAGATCCTGAGCAAGTTCGAGGCTGTATTCTGCCTTCAGTGCGCGTGTCCGTGCACTAACAGTTGCTTTCTCGATGGTGAAGCCCATTTCTGCAAAGGCTGAATCACCTGTTGTACCGAGGTTTTCACCGTCGGACAATGGCATTGCGAAACCTGTTGTTCCGTTTGCCGGATCGATACGAGTATCGTCGATAGTTGAGTCAGCGTCTGAGTCAACAATTCCTGACAAACCAGAAGGTCCAGCATCAACACCGTCTAAACGTTGCTGAGTTGTGCCTGGCACAGGTCCTGAACCTGAGTCACCAGAGAATCCTGGTACGGCTTCGTTGAACAGTGCTTCATCGCCTGAAGTTGCACCAGCCCGTGTTGTCTTATAGTTAGACTTCATCGCAAAGATGAGGCCTGTTGGACCTGACATTGGCTGAACACCGCAGATGTCGTATGCCATAAGGTTAGGCATAGCGCGACGAACGAGAGCAATCAGAACTGGGTTCCAGTTTGCTACGCTCGATGTGTTATTTGCAGGCATTTCGTTGAGCATTCCTTGCTCTTCACGTAATGCACGCTCTTGGTTTTCAAGAATAGCAGCTGTAACTGCTTTCCTGTGGTTGTCGGTAATGGCTCCCGCTGACTCTTCGTTCAGTACCGGTGCCCATTTTTCCATCAACTTGTCGTAAGAAATTACGTCTTGCATTATTGGACTCCCAATTATTTGTTAGTTTTTTTGATTGCGGAAAGGTACTGAGCCATTGTGTCAGAAGCTGCTTCAGGTGCATCACCATCAGTATCTTCTTCAATATCAGCGGCATCAGTTGTTTTCTTGGTGAAGTATGATTCTTTGACAGTCTCTACTTTTTGTGCAAAAGTATCGTAGTCTTCGAAGTCTACTTCAGCTACCAAACTCTTTAGCTTTTCATATTGAGTTTCAGCCAGACCTGTTGAAGCTTCGCGGATGACTTCGTCACGTGCAAACTCTTCTAGCATTTCTGTCATCTCAATATTCTCAGCAGTGGACTCGTTAAGGGCCTCTTCGAGTTCCTCAACTTGTTCAGCTAAGTCGTCCACAAGATCGACTTTTTCTTCTGGCACTTCGATATAAGACTCTTCGAACAAGCCTTTCAACTTATTCATAAAGTTCTCGGAGATCTCAGTACGCAGACCTGCTTGTACAGCTACTTTGTTTTCTTCCATCCAGCTCTCAACTACGTAGTTAAGATATGAATCGACTTTTTCAACGAGATCAGCTTTAGTTTCTTCGACTGCTTCTGATAACTCTTCGTTGTATTTTTCTTCAAGTCGATCAATCTCTTCTGCAAGCTTAGACTTAATTGCTGCTTCAAAGATTGTCTCTACTTTTTGCTTGAACTCTTCAGATAGTGTTGCTTCTGATTCGCAAAGAGCATTGATGTCTGCAGAAAAATCTACTTCGTAATCATCAAGAATAGGCTGTCCTTCGAAATCTTCTTCGGAAGTACTATTCATGTGATAACTAGAATTCATAGTTTTATTCATACTATGATAAGCTGCAGTTAGCTTTTTCTTGTCCATCTTTTTCATGTCTTTGTACATAGCATTGATCATACCCATCTTAGTAAGCTTGGGCATAGGTTCTGCATTACTTGCGTCAGCAGCAGTTCCGCCTGCCATCTTACGCTTTGGTGCATTGCCTGTTGCATCACCTGCTTTGTCTACAGAAGCGACTGATTGAGCCTCAGCATTTTTAGGATCATGGCCATGCATAGCTTCCTCGATGTTTTCGTCCTCATCATCGAGGAGTTCAATGTCCTGATCTTCAATGTTTTGATCTTCAGTCATTTAATTGACTCCTTTGTCATTTAGATTTGAGTAACGAGAGGAAATTCTTAAACTCACGAACCTGAGTCTCATAGAGATCAGCCCTTGGAGCTTTCTTGATTTCAGTCTCCATCATTTCAATAGCCTGTGGTTCAATGATTCCGTTATTCCAAACCCATTCAACACCCTCCATAACTCCATTAACAAATGCGCTAGGGGCTGATGGGTCTTGCACGATGTCTACCGCGTTAAGAATAAAGTCTGGTTTTACAACCATTGCGGCACCATTGTTCTGCAGACTTCCCATACCACGAGTCGAGACGCCTAGTTGTACTTGTCCATCGAGTAAACCTTTCACGATTTGCCCCATGGGAGTTTCCAATATAGTCGCCCTACCCACAACATCGTTGCCTTTGAGATCAAGGCTTTCGATCTTGTGAGAAACTTTGTCTAAGTTAACGGTCGGTCCTTCAGGGTGATTTAATTCACCTACTGCACGCCCTTTGGATACTTGATCGCCGACATACTTGCCGACGGCTTTCTCCATAACTGCCATAGGATATATACGACCGTTTCGATTCTTTGTTTCTGCTTGCGCAAATACACCTTCAATAATATATTTTTTCTTGCCATTTTCATTGGCTTCGATAATAACTTCGATATTATTTTCAGTATATTCAGAAATAAGTTTCATTTCTTTAGCGCCTTAATAAATGCAGTTCCAGCCTTTTCGGCTTCGTTTTTGCTTTTATAACGATCCAATCTGTCACCATCAACGTAAGTGACAAAACCGTTACGTTCTTTGTATATCATTATCTGGATTCTGCCTAATTTTTTATTGACAACTAATTGTCCTTCAGGCTTTCTTCCAGTTAATTCTCTTATATTTGTAAAAGTTTTCATTTTACCATATTATTTATAAAAATTTATTTCTTAAATTGAAATTTTTTTACTCTTCGTGAACTTCATCTTCAATGTCATCGGCGTAGATATCACCTTCTTCTTCGTCGGCTACGTCCTCGTCCTCATCTTCGTCTTCAACCTCTTCCTCATCTCCCGATTCTTCCGATTCAGACTCGCCTTCTCCTTCAAGGTCAAGTTCGCCTTGGGTATAATCTTCGTCATCTTCATCGTCTTCCTCTGATTCTACATCATTAAAGATTTGATCTGCCAATTTAATTTTTTCTTGATCTAGTAAATCATTTACTTTGACACCCATCATATCGCCAAATACTTTATTAGCTTTGTTATAGTCTTGATCTAAAGCGTGCTGAATCAAGTCTTTTACTTCAAAGCTTGGTTCAATTACTTCAGGTTCTGCTACTGCTTCTTCACTCATTATCATCTCCACCTTCCGGTTGTTCTGGTTCATCAGGATTCTCACCCTGTATTTGTTTATTCATTTTTTCTACATCTTCATCAGACAACATTAGAACGTTCTTCTGAATCCATTCTTTAGAATAATACTCACCTACATACTGTTGTACCATATCCATCGTTTGTAGTCTTTCACGTAATACTTCCATATCACGCAATTCTGTAAAGTGGTTATCACGAATGTAGTCAACTGTAATGTCGTTCTTCCAGTTTTCCCAATCTTCTTCAGTGATAATACCTTTTAATATAAGTTGTTTTTTCAATATACCATAGAATAGGTGTGCAAACCTCATTCTTAGTCTATCGATAAATTTTTGAAACTTTAATTCGTCTCTATTAACTTCTGTAGATCTACCTAAGCTAAACTGTGCTTCTTGTTCTAGCCTATTAATAGGTACATTCAGTGCTCTATAAACTTTCTTTTGAAAAAAGATTACGTCGTCAATCTGACCTAAGTTTTCTCCACCAGGTAGTGTTTCAATCGAAGTACCCGTTCCACCTTCGCGTCTTGGCAACCAAAAATCTTCGAGCAAAGACATGTGTTTACGATCATCTCTAATGTCGCCGGTCTTAGCATCGTACACAAGTTTATTTCTATACTTTGCCATAATGTCTTTAAGGTATTGTTCAGCTTTGCCTCGAGGTAAGTTACCTACGTCAATATAAAATATTCTTCGTTCCGGTGCACGAGCTAATCTATAAATCACTAGCGCGTCTTCCATCATACGCAGTTGATTAATTGGCTTCAATGCTTTATGCAGAAATGATATAATCTTTCTTCGATCTTCTGACAATAATCCTGATGTAACGTAGCTTACAGAATCATTGGTCATCTTTACTCCACTAGTTGATGAGCCAGGTTTTTCTTGATAAATGAAAAACTCTTCTGTGCTTTCAACAACGCTAGCGCCAGTGACAGGATCTTTTTTCTTCTTAACTTTTTTAACCTTGCGCATCTTAGCAGCGTCAATAGGTCGAATCTCAACGATACCTTCTTTTGGTTGAGCTTCGTTGATAATCAAGTGATGAAACATTCTACCGTCGATGTACCACCTGCGAAATATATCGTGGCCTAACTCTTTGAAGTTAAGCATACCATATATCGTATCAAACTCCTCTTTAATTACTTTCTTAATTCTATCAGGTGCATCAACATCTTCTAAGTTAATGTCTAATGTTTGTTCGAGTTGTGAACCTGTGATTGATTCATTAACAATGTCTTCAATCGCCATATCAACTTCAGGGTGCATCGCATTACCACGATACTTCATAATCAGTTGATAATTATCTTTTGAGTCGTCATCACCAAGATTAAGATACTGGCCATAATGTGAACCAGACGCAGTAGCGTAACTACCGCCTTCATCATCTCGAGGCGGAACAATGGAAGGAGCTTTTTGTTCTTCCTTCTTTTTGGCTTTCTTTATTTCAAAACCAAATAATTTAATGCCTTCGGTACCTGCACCAGAATATTCAGCCATTTCAATTCCTTAGTTAGAGATAGGGAGCCGACCGTTGCCGGCTCCCTTTATTTATTTAGCTTGTAGTGTTAGACTCGAAGTATTGATATGCCCAAGTACATGTGAATCTTTCAATGTTATCGTTATCAGCGTATGACACTGCGATCTCTGAAAGATCCTGAGGATATGCACCTCGGAATGTATATGTCTTGAGTTTATCACCGTTACGATCTAACTGATCAACTGTCAGATCAGCTTCGTAAGCAATTGGTGCGGTAAGACCAGTATTTGCAGAGTGTGCGTTAATACCGTTCATCCACCTTTCAATCGCGTTACGAATTGAAAAGTCAGTATCATTGATGATCGTGGTGCCCCATTCAGCGAATGTACGGTCACCAGCCATCTTTAGTACTCTTCCACGGAAGAAGACTGGAATGATACCAAACGTTGATCCAGGTAGAGTTGCTGCCTCACACAAGAACGATGTGAGTTCCGGATCACCGTCAGCAAATCCTGGATAGTTGATTGTTACTTGAAAGAGGTTAGGACGTGCGCCGCCACCTCTCAGCTTTGACTTAAAGTCATCTACACCGAGAACAGCCATTTACCTACCTCCTTATACCGTGCCAACAACTTCTTCAAAGTCAACACCTGTTCTGACAGCTACGAAGTTAAGCGTTACGTAGTTGATTGAACGTGCCGGTTTGATGAAGATGTTTGCGATGAATTCATTTCGATCTACAACAGCAGCGGTATTATTTGTCTCATCACAGACTACTCTAAAGTCTGTAATACCACGACGACCTTTGACTTCGCGAAGTACCGGTTCGATGATATTGACAAATTCTGCACGAGTAAACTCATCGTTAAACTCGAACATTACTTGCTGTGCTGCTCTACCAATCGCTCTTTCGAGAATAAGGAACAATCTACGTACGTTGATTCGATCGAATGCTGAAGGTCTTCCAAGCATTGTCTTATCGCCGAAGAGAATTGTGCCTTGGCCAGGAATATTTGCGATCGGGTTTACGTCTGCTCTATACAGTGCATCTCGCTGTGACTTGTTCGGGCTGTATGCTAGAGAGGTGATACCTAAGTATTGTCCTCTACGTGAACCAGCCGGTGAGAACCAAGCGGCTCTATTCAAGTCAGTTGCAGCCATGATACCTGCAGTAGATGATGCAGCAGGAATACTAATGAACTGGTCATTGTATTTATCATACGTCTTTAGATAATTGCCATCCATTACGAGATACGATGAATTCGTAAATGTATTGGCAGTAGCAATCACATTTGTATTGATAGTTGCTGCATTTGTCAAGTTAACAATATCATCACGTGCTGGTGATGCAACTACGACACAGTCTTTTCTTGTTTGCTGTGCAGTAGCGACGAGATCGTTAACGATGGTTGTTTGATCGGTTGTACTGGTCATGCCAGGTGCGATCAAGAAGTCAACTTCAACTTGGTCTTTATCTTCGAAAAGATCAAAGCCTGTTAAGAACTCTGCAGTTCCTAGAGCGCCTGAATTTACGCCACCGTTAAAGTTAAATGTTTTGATTGCACGATTGGTCATGGTGAAATTATCACCATTATCGATGTCTGTACTTGCACCGGCTTGTAGGTGATCAGAATCAAAGTCTACCATCCAAACGTATTCAGAACGTTCGTTAATAACGTCTGGTGCATAGTTGTTTGTGCCATCAGGATTCTTAGCATTCCTACCTACTGATAAGAATGGGAATGTTTCAAGAACTTCACCACGTGTACCAGTAAACTTACCTTCTTTATCAATAACCACGATGTGTACCTCATCGCCTGTTGCACCTTCATTAGATGCAAAAGTAGATGTAGACGGTGCTTTATCAAAGTTATTAACGTATGTCCAACTTGAAAAGATTGAACTTGCCGAGTCTGATGGGCAAATTTGTACCTGTAGTGAGTTACCTAGTGAGCCTGGATACTTACCGATAAAGGTGTGTGAATCCGAATCGAGTGCTGATTTTTGTGCTTCAAAGTCAGGCAAATTTTTGACAAGCTCTGCATTTAGTGTTTCATCACTATCTGCACGCTTTTGTCCTTGTGTAGCCCTTGAATTGAAAGCAGCTGAGGTTACTTCCCTCACAACTTGCAGTGAACTCGAATACCGCAAGAAGTACTGTGCTGAGTGGAAGTCAACCGTGTTTGCTGAGTCTGGCGTAGCAAAAGTATCTACCAGAGTGGCCTCGTTGTCAACGAGAACTCTCTGTTCTGCTGGCCCCCAGCGAAAGTTTCCTACTATTGCTCCAGTCGTCGATTGAACGTTGGGTACACCACCGGTCAGATCGATCTCTTTTACAACAACCGCAGGACTTTCAGACGGTGTAAAGAGTGCCATTGCTTCTTCCTTTTAATTATATGTGAACATAATACGGTTGTTTTCAATTATGCTATTATTTATAATATTACAGATCCCTGTCAAATACGCCTTCTGGACTACCGAGTTCTGGATCAAACTCTTTAACTTGCCAATGATCTTTTTCTCTACCTTCTAGTACTTCCATGTGCGATGTGCCATCGTCGATAAATCCAAATGGCACTACATTGTCTTCTATTTCTTTCATGCGCTGGTCGAATAGTAATTGTTTTAAGTTAATGTCAGTAAGGTCAGCAAAGTATTGAGTAGAAACAAAGTACCCAAATAGTACTAAATTCATCATTAAGTCATCGTGGTTACCAACTGAAGCCTCATATGACTGCCCTTTGGCTTCAAATGTGGAACATTCGAGTACTGTTTGTTCGTCGACTATATTTAATTTTTTAGATTCAAGTATATCTTTGATGGCTGAACAACCAAGCCTCTTAGTTTTACGTGTTATTTCAATTCCAATTTTATCAGACTTGATTGCAGATTCAACGTGGACATTTTCATATTCTAAATCATGATACAGACCGTTGCATACCACAGAACCCTGATCATTTGATTCAATTACTGTATAACAGTTGTTGTAGATTTTCGCGTACTTATATATAATATTAGGGAAGAGTATTGGAGAGATAGTGTTGTTGCGATATACAGCCACCTGCTCAAAAGGCCTAGTGCTAATATCGATTAAATTAAATGTAGAGTAGTCCTGTCCTCTTCCCTTGCTCACATCGACTGTCATGATATACTCATGACCTTTTATAGGTTCTTGATATACTTTAAAGTCACCACCTTCCAAAGTTCTTATTGGATTCTTAGCTCTAAAAGATAGCAGAGTTTCTGCATTAATTAGTGTATCACCAGTACCAAAAAATGTATTACCAAACTCCTGATCAAATTGTAATTGACTCGTGTTTGCTATTGTCTCGTTTTTCCATTCTTCATCACGGCCAGGTACGTCCCACCAGTCTACACGAAAAGACTTAAACTGATTCACACCTTGTACCGCACCTTCCCATATCTTATGAAAGGTGTTTCCTATACCGTTAGCGGTTGATGTGACTATGATTTTTGTATCTGTTCCAGACGAAATAACCGGATATGTTGACGTATAAAATTCTGCAGCTCTTTCGACGAATGCAAACTCATCCAAGTAAAGCAAGCTAACAGATAGACCGCGAATAGAGCTACCAGAAGTCGCTGCCGCGAGGATCCTACTGTTGTTAGAAAATTCCAGAGACCCTTTATTGAGGGCTTTAGTACCCGGTTGTAAGAAGAACGGAATGTTTTCGAGCATAAGCGTAATGCGAGATAACATCTCCCGAGCAGTCGCCCCTTTATTCGCAAGAACCGCAACTGTTTTTTCCGAGTTGAAGAGAGCGAACCATAGTAGGTATGCGCACGCTGATATCGATTTTCCTGACTGTCTGCATGCCAGTACAATATTAAACCGATGCTCATTAAACGCCTCGAACATTTTTTCTTGATAGGGATATAATTTAAAAGGCACTAAGCCTTGATCCAAAGAAATGATCTTACAATACTTATGTGCAAAGTATGATGGTGACTTCATACACTTTGCATACTCACGAACTAATTCATCAGTCCAAGGTTGTATTACACCGTCGCGCTTTACATTAGGATTTCCGAGATAGCTCTCTGTCTGGTGTAACATCGATTATATTTTCATTCTGTTGTAGCAACTTTTGCAAGTCTGCAGTTGATCCAAGAAACACGTTGTTAGTAGTGTTGCCTACTTGTTTTACTTCTTCTTTGTTTATATCTTTTTGCTTCTTATTGAGATCCATCAATTTATCATTCACATCAGATATATTCTTAATCATACCCGACAAGACTTCATATGCACGTGGGTGTTCGGAAGAACGAGCAACTTCCATCATATCTTCTAAACCTTCGCGACCTTTTTCAATAAGATCGTAGTAAGTTTGTCTAGAATAATCATAATCTGTTTTTATATTTTTTTCTTCACTCATTTTTTTGTTAGGCGGCTTTCTTATATGTAGAAGCCGGATCTCTTTCTAAGAACTTACCCCATTCTGCATAGTAATGTCTCATACCTACTTCATCATGAATAGTGCTATTTTCATGTCGACCATGTAGAATGTTACGACTTTCTGTACCTTCTCTCATGGTAGTACCTTGACCAGCAACACCAATCAGATCCTCGTGTAAGTTACGACCAAATGGACCCCATATAGAGTTATGGTGCTTGATTCTTGTTTGTCTTTCTTGTGGTGTATCTTTTTTAAGTCCATATCCTCGGAACTCAATTAATACTTTGTTCGGACCTAGTGGTGTCACTGCATCTGAACGATAGGCGCTACCACGAAGGTTGAAGTTAAAGCCTGGGAAGAGGTCGACCATGTACCACTGGTTGGGCGGCAGATTGGGAAAAGATAGTTCCCCGCGATCTTCAAATCCGTCATACTCTTCATAGTTAACAGTAAAGCTGCTGACGTTAACATGACCATTATCAAAAGGAATATTTTTTCTAGCGAAATACTCATCGTTGAATCCTGACACTCTATTGAAGTAATGCATGAAGTCATGATAGAATTCACTATTTGTATCATGCCACAACTTATAGTTCGTGTCTATCACTGCTTTGTGATAGTGAAAGACTTCCATCTCTTCTGTATCAATAGCATCGGCAATACAGTCAAACGCACCGGCTGTCCACTGCTCTACATCCATATCTGGATTTTTATTAAGAGTTGTCCAGACCATACCGCCGTGTTTTACTTCTGTGTGTAGTGGCTCATAGTCATCCATATAGAATTGTACTCGAGTCATTGTGCCTGCAGGCGCAGTAAACTTGCCAGGATTTAGATAAGACTTAATTGTGTCTCCGTTATTGATTGCAATAACGTTTTGTCCTGCAATTTTTGCTGTTCTAAAATTACCTGGTTCAGGCATTTCAGACTTGTGACACATAGGTATCCACACTTTTGAAAAGATCATTTCTTGTTCTTGTTCGTATATTTCAAAAGACGAGTAAATGTCACTACTAATATGTTCTATCTTTGGTTGTTTTAACCATGCTTTATGATTTCTTGGTGCCATTATGCGCTATCCACTCCTAGTTTAATTTCTTCGGTGAAACCAAAGTCACTGTCCGGCATACCTATCGCTGTCAAAGGATTCGGTGTGATTGTTACTCTTTCTAAGTATACATCTGAATCACCACCTAAACCTGATTTCGATTGGAACACATTTGCCTGTGACTTACGAATAATATTTTTATTCTCTATGTTTCCATAAAATTGAACTTTCATTTCAAATGTTAATGTGTATATTATAGTTCTTCGTGTTTCTAACTGACCTTCAAAGTCGTCGCTAAATGAAACACTTGTTATGACAATCGGTACGTCCTCAACAAAGGTCGGGTAAATATCTTTGAATGGAAATATCGATATTGTGTATTGAGGATTGAATGTAGGTACAATCTGCTCAACTAATTGTAAAGCGTCATCTTGGCTTTTAGCAAATATATTTAAAGCAAAGCCAATGTTATATGGTACAGGTGAAAAGAACTTATTTCGTGTTTCTCTGGTGTTACCTACTGTATTAAAGTTACTTACCTTAGTGAGCTGTCTTGTTAAGTCATATGATATGTCTGTAATTTCAAAAGCCATACGTGGAAGTTTAATCGCCACTTTAGTGTCATCAATTAAACTTTGTTGTTCTCTAATCCTGTCTAAAAATTTATTCTTTGGAGCGTAAGAAAGTGGAACTTTCATTTGATTTAGCACACCACCAGACGCGTCTTTTCTTACCACGTATAGGTTATTAAACAGTCTGCCGAATACAGCAACTGATTTTCTAATTCTTTCGTGATAAAAATGTCCACCAAACATTATTGATTCTCCGGATCACCAAATGGGTTATCTTCACTGAAGTTTAAGAAGTCATCAATATCAGATGTTGTAAAGAACTCGTTTTGTTCATTCTCTGACATGTTATTTTCCTCATCAACTCCTACTACCTCGAGCCCAGTAGTGAATGCCTGACTAGTATTTATGATGTCTCTATTTACTACAAATTCTCTAAACTTTCCGTCGTCTGCACCAACATGGCCAACACTCAGTACTCTTGCAGAATCGCCGTCTGAATCGAGCAAGTAACCTAGAACTTCACCTCTAATCTTAACACCAGTTGAAAGAGTTTGTTCAATTGCATCACCTCTTTCATAACTACTTTCTATATTGCTACCACCATGGATTGTCATAGTAGGTGCATTTAGATAGAAGTTTCCACTATCAACTAAAATAAGTTGTGATACTTTTTCTGCACTTGAATCTATGAGTGTCCTAGCTTGTGCAACAAAATCACCTGGTGTACCGGTAGGTGCGGTGATTATTAATCTACACGAATCCATGCCAAAACCTGAATCGGTAATGGTAAAACCAGAAACCTGTCCTCGCGTAATCAATGCAGTTACAGCTGCACTATCATTAGCGCTGTCTGTTGCAACAGTCACAGTTGGAGCTGATGTGTAATAGTTGCCACTATCTGTAATTGTAATTGAAGCTATTTTACCAGAATCATCGAGTGTTATTAAACCACCAGCATTTCTCGAATCTTCATCAGGTAAAGTAAACTTTACATACGGCGAAAAACTAAATCTTTCGCCACTATCAGTGATAGTTAAAGTATTAACACCCTTAGCCGCCATTATAAAATACTCGCAGTTCCTGTTGCATTCTTAGGCAACTTTAGTCTTAAGTTATATCTGTAAGCATATTCTTTTTCTATATCGTCTATTGTATCAATTCCAGTATCGAGATCTTCACCGACATATTCGAACAGCTGACATCTTAACTTGAATGTAGGTAGATTCTCGATAGCATAGAAAGGTTGTTCGTGCTCTACGTGATTTATTTGAAACAATGATTTAGAAAGAGGCAAGTAAATTAAATCACCTTCGCTAGGTCTATCACCTTGTATGGCGTTAGCAGCACGACGAACAGTGTTCTTCCACCTACGTCTAGCAACGATAAAAGTTGCTTCATCTCTAATTTCAACACCAAACTTAGTAAAGAGATCACCCTCACCGTCAAAACCCTCAGCATTTTCAATGTACATTTCAATTTTATATGCGTCATCGAATGATGAAGCAACGTCATCACCTAGTATCTTATCTTCATTTACGATTGTTCTCGGTAAGTAATATACATCTTGCCCATATATTTTCATGGACTCGATAATAATATCTTCATACAGGTCCATCTCCGACCTGACTTTTTCCGAGAAGTAAAAGTTTCTAGCCATTTAACTAACCCATAAAAAAGTCTGCCGGTAGTTCAAACTCGCTTCTAATTCTCTCTCTTAACCTATCTATGTCTGCTGTGGCATCATCATAAAGCTGACGTCCATTGAGCAACACTCCACCAGGAAGTTGGACGCCATCGAATTTCAATAGGTTCATACCCCATTGACGCTTTATGAGAGCAGTTGCATACTCTTTTAGCCACAAGTCGTTGTAAATTGATGTGTGTGTATCTGGATCTAACACTGAATATATTTCTGCTACGATGTATTCATCTGCTTTAATATCGCCATTGTGAAATTCACCGTGTATGTAAAGACGATCTTGATGTCGAGCAAACGTAGTTTGTGGGTGACCGTTTAACTTCATATCAAGGATTGAAAGATACTGCTGCATCTGTTCGTAGTATGCTAAGTCACCAGCAAAA